ACTTCGCGGTGTCGATGTTGCGCTGGTATTCCGCGGCCTCTGTCGGCATTTCCAACGGGTCGCAGTTCAACGGAATGATCGCCATCACAGCGATCCATAGCAACGTCTTCATTTTTTCCTCCATATCGGGTCGGGGTCCGATGGAGCCATTATGCGGATTTTCCGCAGGCTAGTCAAGCCATACCAGATAGGATGCCGTGACGCGGCCGGCCTCTGGGTCGACGTAATGCAGACGTTGGCTTGGGTGGCCGGTCGCGGCCATGAACTCTTTGGCGTACACATTCTCCGATTCTGGCGAACCGGTGACATAGATCTGACCGCCGTTCGCCATCGTCAACGTCATCGGCGTATGGAAGTGGCCCATGTACACATCCGAAAATGACTCGGGGATCACGCCGGTCGACCATTGGTTGCACTTGCGAAGAATGCCGAACGCTGGCGTATTGCCACCGAATGACTTGATCTCGTCGCCATGCACCAACAAAGCGCCATAGTTACCGATCTCGACGATCTGGTACCAAGCCGCCGAAGTATTCCATTGGATACGTTCGTCCTCGAGGCGGTCTCCGGCGATCTTGTAGGCGACGCGGTCAATGTTGTCGGCTCCTGGCATGTCGCCTTTGCGGCCGAGCCGGCCGTGGTTGCCGTACTCGCAGGTAACGGTGACATGCTCGAAGATGGCGAGCATCCGTCGGACGAAGTCTTCCATCAAGCCGGCGGTGGCGAACAGCTGCTCGAATAGGTGCGCTTCGACTTCGTACGGTTGCCCTGGGAAGATTCCTAAGCCTTCGACCATGTCGCCGCCGAACATGACATGCGCTTCTTTGACTGGATGATCGGCCCGCTGGATCTCGGTCATCGTGCCGATCTTCTCAGCGAACCGGTGGATGCGCCGGCGGCAGGTTTCAATGTCGTAATCGGAAGTTTGTTTGCCGAGCTGCCAATCCGTCGCATGGATCAGCGCTACCTCAGGGTTCTTGCGTCGCGGATCTGTCTTAGGTTTAGGAACGCTCGGAGCGCGTCCAAGTGTGACGGCCGCATCTTTCGCCGCCTGATAGACGGCTTCGACAATGGCCTCGGACTTGGCGTGCGCTTTGCGGGTAGCGCGTTGCTGTCTGACTAGGGCGTCGCGGAGCTCTTGCAGCTCTGCTTCTTCGTCGAACGGGTTAGACATTCTTCCTTCGCCATTCCGAGATCGGATACGTCGAAACGTCGATTCCCCACTTGTTCAGCACCGCCTTGATCGTCGGCACCGAATACGACAGATCGCTCAGAGCGGCTACGAGCGCTTCTGAGCGTTCCGCGTCGAGCTCGTCGATGATCTGTTGCATCTTCGCCTTGGCCGGCTTGGGGCGTGCGGCGTCGAAGTCTGACATGTCTGGCACAGTTGCCTCCTTGTGCTAGTTGAACAGAGCCTTCCAAGTGTTCGGGCCGACCAAACCATCCACGGTGAGATGCTGGTCGGATTGGAAGGTCTTCACGGCGCCCTCTGTGACGGGGCCGAAAATGCCATCGACAGGGCCGACTTTGTAGCCGAGCATCTTCAGCTCACGCTGAATCAACTTGACGCGCGACTTGGCTGAACTGCCGCGCTTAGTGACATGCCCTGGATAGCGAGGTCCATCGACGAAGGCCGGCTGAGTGGTCTGTGCGGGCAGGCCTTCGACGATGCGTTCTGAGATTGGTGAGGCGTAGCCCCAAGTGTCGGGTGTGACCTCGAGGTGCAGGTGGTCGTTGACGGCGCCTGGGGGCCGGCCGATCCAGCCGCGGCCTACTTCCCAATACCGTTTGGCCCAATAGTCATGAATCCTCTGGATGCCGAGCACTTCATGATGTTCGATGAGCCATGGAATAACTTCGTTCTCGACAGTGTCGCGGGTTGGTGCGTTCGGATGATTCCCGTCGCGCCGGTAGCTGTAATCGTGAGCTGCACCGAAAGCGTGCGACGACCAGGCGGTGCCACCGCGAATCGGCCGGCGTCCATAACAGCCAAGATTCCAGAATCCCCAGCGGTCTTCGAGGTACTTGCGAATCTGGATCAGGTTCGGTGAGCAGGTGTCGAACGGGGCGCGTGGCGTGTCCCGTTGCCAACTGTGGTATCTCAAGATTTCTTTCCGATGATCGGGGTCACCTCGTCACCTCGACGTGCCGCGATGCCGTTGCCGACGGCGTAACCGGCGATCATGCCGATCAGGCCGGTGCCGGCCTCGTTCGAGATCGAGTCGGTCATCAACAGAAGCGTGACACAAACCAAAGCGACGAGGGCGATCATGGCTTTCGACGGGTTCGCGATGTTCATCTTTGTCCAATCCACAAGCAGAAGACAACGATCACGCTCATCACTAAAGCGAGCGCGGCCGTTTTAGCGTCTTCGCTGGTGACGATCATGGGGCCGGCGGGTATGGGTGGGCGGCTTTGACGGCGGCTACGGCGTCGAGCCAGGCTTGTTCGGTTCCGTCGCCTCTTTGCCACTCAAAGAACAGCGGGTCGCTGCTGGTTTGGTAGTCGGCGCGGCGAGCGTTTTCAACGGCGGCGACCTGGTCGTTGTAGTCGACCGTCGGCCATGCGGCGTCGAGCTCGGCTTGTGTCGGCTTCGGCGTGTCGTCGTACCATTCGAGCGTGTCGTAGTCGTTGCCACTCAGCGACCATTGAGCGCCTGGATAGTTCGCAACAAGTACGGCGCGATAATCGGTCATGCTGAGATCTCCAATGCGAACATTTGACCAGTACTTGCCCCAGAGTCTTGAACACTGATAGTGCCACTTGTTTCAGACTTGAAACGACCTTTGTAGGTAGTAGCAGAAGTGGTTGCTGGACTGTCGAAAGCCATGAGACTGAAGGCCGCGTAGTTTGACACATTTGTATTGACACCTAACCACGTGATCTCGGCGCCTTCAATCCCAACATTGCTACTGTCTGTGATTTGTACGAAACCACGCCTAAGGCTAGAAGGTGAACCCAAAACCGCGTTCGCTGACCAAATCAACAAGATGTCGCTGTCAGTTGAAGTTGGTGTGATGGTCACGCTGATGCTGGCATCTACAAACGACGTCGAAGTGGTGGATCGTGTGGTGCTGTCCGTCGCACGGACAACCTGCAAGATACGAAACGCGCCGCGCAAAGCGTTCATTTGTGCCGCTGTAAGGACGTTACCGGCGACGAACGTGGCGGGCAGGCTGGTCGGCGTTGCCATAAGTGCTCCTTATCCTAGAACATTGAGGGCATCAAGCACACCATAGACGGCGTCGTCCAAGATGAGCTCGTACACGATGGTGGTGGGGCTTGTGTAGAAACGGGCGACATGTCCGCCAGAAGTGTCGATGTAATGTTCGACGCCTTCGACCGCAAGTTCCTGCGCGAGCTGCGTCGTCGACGCGCCGTTGATAAACGACTTTTCGATCGTGATGGTGTCGCCGATGTCAATCGTGGCGACGACGTCACGTTGCGCGTCGGACAGCTGTGAGAAGGCGACCTCGACAGCGGTGAACGTCGCTTCGGGGTCAGGGTTGAGTAGGTAGTCGGCGAGATCTTGCGCGTCGGCGTCGGTGTTCAACAGCGAGCCAGTAACCGCTAACGACTGGATGAAATATTCGGCTTGGCTTCCAGCGTCGGATGCGGTGCCGGATTTGTTGTTCAGCGTGGAGACATAAACCAGGTTGACGACTTTGTCGGCCCCGAACGAGATGTCGACGTTGCGGTACGGGTAGTTCGTTCCGTCGTCATGAAAGTCAGCGACAGGCGAGGACAACGTCGCACCGATGCGGTTCTCAAAGACGAGGACGCCTTCGCGGTCGATGTAGAGCCGGCCTCGTTCGGCGTCGTTGACGAGCCGCAGATAGTCCAAGACGATTTGTCCAAGCTCGAGGTCGTAGGTGTGGCCGCCTCCGCCGCCGCCGGTATGGCCTCCGAGCTCGACGGTGCCGGTGGCGATTGAGCGGGCCGCGCCGGTCGGATAGTTGACCTCGGTCAGATTGAGGATGGCTTCGATGCGGGCGCCGCTGTATTCCTGGTCGATGTGGACGTCGTCGGTGACGGTTTGGGCGAGCAGATAGAAGTCATCGGCGCATCTGACGCTGACGCTGTCGTCGCCGTCTAGGCCGAACTGGTAGTCGTAATCGACGACACGGCCGACGAACAGCAGCTCAGATTCGCGGTACAAACGGACCAGCCGCATAGGGGCTAGCCCTGGTTTGTCGTTATCGGGGTCGTAATACGGCGAATCGGTCGCGAACGGGTTGAACACGCCGCCAGCCGCCGTGTCATCGAGCAGGAATGTCATGGTGCCGGCGCCGAACTGGTCGGAGATGTCACGCCGGCCTCGTCGAATCCGGATGCTTCTGGTGCCATCGGTGACGTCTGCGAAATCGGTGACGCCGTCCAGAACGAACGTAGTGCCATCTAAAACGCCGCGTACGGCGTCATCAAGCCGGAACCCTCTGACAGGTGCGCCGGTGTCGATTTCCAGCGTGTAATCGCCCGACTGGACGACGGCGGTGCTCACAACCGGAGCACTCCGATAGCCGCGGATCCTGAGCTCCGGTTGTATTTACGGATGCTGTCGACGACGACTTTGCCGATTTCCTCGGTCGGTGTCGGCGTGTTCACGTTCACGGTGACGTTCTGGATGGCGCCGGACGGTGCTCGAGTGATGCTGGCGATCGGTGTGATCGTGGTGGTGGCGACCGGCGGGGCGGACAAGAAGCCAAGCTCGTCGCGCGGCGGAACGTAGGTGGAGGGACGTTGGCCGGCGCTGACCTGCTGAACCTGCTGGAAGGCGTTGAGGACGCGAAGCGCTGAAGCGTAAGCGGCGTCCAGGTCGCCGGTGTCAATCTTGATTTTCAGCTGCTTATCGAATGCCAGGGTGAGCAAACCGTGAGCGCTGAGCGTTTCGATGATGGCGCGGGTGAGATCTCGTTCCGCTTGTTGCAGTTCGCGAACATTGTCGGACGATTCGGCGATGACTTCGTTGTATTTGTCAAACTCGGCGCGAAGTTTTTCAATGTCGTCTTGAACGTCAAGGAGGCCGAGCATTTCGACAAGCTCGGGATTGAGTTGCTTGACTTCGTCGTAGACAGCGTTGACGGACTTGGCAAGCTCAAGCTGTGCTCCAGCGGCTTCGGTGGCCTCTTGCATCAAGTCTTCAACTGACTTGGCGGTCTGGTCGATCTCTGGGTACATGTTGCCGGCGGCGCGGCGGCCCTCGTCAAGGGTTTGGTTCCAAGCGGCCCATTCTTCGTTTACGTCTTCGGTTTGTTTCTGAAGCCAGGTGATGCCGTCGGAAAGTCCGTTGATGCCAGGTAGCAGGATTCGGAACGTGCGGCTGGCTTTATCGCTGGCGCGCTCGAGGGCGACTAGGGCTGCTGTGAATGCGACGACGGCGACGATGGGCAGGGCGATAGCGCCGACGGCGGTGTTGAATGCCCATTGAGCGGCTGTGGCGATTGCTGTGGTCGCGGTGTAGATCTTCATACCGAAGTTGGCAACAACGATTGCGGCGGACAAGCCACCGACTGCGGCCGCCAACTTGATGATGATGTCGGTGTTATCGCCGACAAAGTCCGCCAGTTTCGCAAAGACGGGCAGAATCTTGAGAACGATTGGCAGTAATGCTTTGCCTAGTTCGGCTTTGACGTCCTCAAACTGGGCTTTCATGATGCGCGTCTGGTTCGCAAGCCCTTCGCTGGTGCGTGCAAAGTCGCCTTGGGCGTCGGTGGTTTGCTTGAGGATTGCTTGCTGGGCCGCGAGAATCTTTTGCTGGTCAGTGAGTGCGCCGTTGCCGTCGTAAATGCCGAGCGCCATAGCCTCAGCTCTAAGGGTGGCATCGTTGAGCAGAACACCGAATCGGCGCATCGGTTCGGCTTCGCCACGGAGCGCGGCGCCCATCGCCTGGATCACTTCGTCTGGTTCGGCGTTGTTGAAACTGGCAACGTCGGAAGCCAGGGCGGTCATGCCATTCGAGAACTCGGCTAGATCGGTGCCGGCTAGGCCGGCGGCTTTGCCAAATGTTCCAAATGTGCCGGCGGCCTCGAGGACGTCTTGTTTGGATTGGCCGAGGGCTTTGGCGGCGGTTTCTGCAAACGCTTCGACCTCTTTGGCGCCTTCGCCGAAGATGACGCCGACCTTGGACATGCTTTCCTCGAGGTCGGAAGCGGCGTTGATTGCTGGGATGGCCGCAGCTGCAAGTCCGCCGAGCGCGGCGCTTGCTGGCAGAAACGCCTTCTTGAGAGCGAAGCCGACTTTCTGTGACGTCTTCTCAAGGCGCTGAAATTCTTTTTGGGCTTTCTTCAGGCCGGCGTTGTTGAACTCGCTGACGATGGGGATGTTGATCGCCATTAGCGAAGCTCCTTGCTGATCGTCTTCATGAGGTCGTCGACGGCTTGCTCGACGTTGGCTTCTAGTGTGTCACGTTTCTCAAGGACTGCGGGCCACAATGCGCGCATTGGCTCGCCAAATCGCTTGAGCCGTTCGACGAATGCGGCCGAGTTGCCAGAGCCGTTGTCGCGAGTCGGAGCGACGCCAGAACTCTTCTTGCCAGCCGTGCTAAAGATCACGCCAGGGCCGTTGCTATTGGTGAGAAACAAGCCGGAGATCTGGTCTTGCCGGCCGGTGGTCTTGATGCGGATCTTGACGCCGCGCTGAACGGCGGCTTGCCGGTATCCGGTCCCTCGAGGCCAACGGCCCCAGTTTCCAACGCGCTCAGTAGCGGGGTACAGCCGGCGGGCAAACGGCACGATGTCCTTGCCGACCGTGTCTTTCATTTCTTTGTCGACCTTGCGACGGAGCTGCGGGTCGATGTAGCGCAGGGTGCGTAACGCTTCGTTGAGTCCGTTGATCTCGACTTTTGCGCTAACGCTTGCCATGCTGTTTCTTCTGTTCTTCGATCACATCGACCACGGTGTTGAGGTCTTTGAGATCGAACTCGATTTGTGGGGGCCACCAGGAGACAGCGACCAGCAGTTCGGCTAGCTGGCGTCTTCTGGTTCCCCTCGGGTAGGGCGTTCGTCACTTCCAACGACCTCAAGGCTGACGATCTTCTTGATGAAGTCGTCGAACACGGCTGGCACGACCATCTTCTGGCCCTTCATGGCTTCATACGCAAGGAACGCGAGATCTTCCATGCCGGCCGCGGTCGCCATCTGTGACGCTTTGGTCTTGTACTTCCGTTCCCACGCGACGACAGCCCACAGGTTTGTTTGGATGTCCTGTGGGCCGTCGCCGAGGTCGATGCGGATCGTGAGGTTCATGTCGGGGCTCCTTTAGTTGGGAATGAACTAGATCAGCTGGTGGCGCGGGTGAGGGCGCCGCCGCGGAACACGACGTCCATGGTCGGCAGCTCGCCGACACCGCCGTTGACTGGGGTGATCGACTCGAGGTACCCGCCGGTGAGTGTGTAGGCGGGATTGTCGGTGCCAGGAGTTCCCGAGGTCGTCGGGGTGACGACGACGTTCACAGCCGTCCCCACGATCGAGTTCAGCTTCTCCTCGACTTCCGAGGTGCCGTACGAGATCATCAGCGTGCAAGAGATCTCGTGGTTGCCGAGTCCCTTGACGAACTTGCGGGCCGTGTCGCCGAACCCTGTCGACTCGAGGGCCTCGTAGGCCTCGGTGACGCTGACCTGCGAACATTGATCTGAAAAATCGACTGAGTCGATCGTCAGATTTGCTTGGTTGAGAACAACGGTGGTTGCCATTGTGGATCAGTTCCTTCTTGTTGCTAGCCGGACGGTTAGATCATATGCGGGGAGCTGTTGCTCACCGATGAGGGCGATGGACGGCGTGCCGGCGGTCACGGCGATGTCCGCGCTCTCATGAATGGCGTCGACGGCGGTCAAGATCCAGTTCGTCGCGTCTTGGTTGCCTGGTGGCGGCGCGAGGACACGGAGCGTGAACGTCATGTCGGCGATGTTGGTGTTGAAGCCACTAAAAGTCGGCATCTCAATGAAAATCGTCAACGGGCGGGCGTTGCGCGGGTCGGTGACCGGCTTGTAGCCGAGCGCGGTGACAGCGGCTTTGATCTGGGCGATCGCGCTAATGAAGATTCCGGAGGCAGGCATCAGCCCACCTGCGGTCTACCGACGCCGAGAAGCTGCAGAATGCGGCCATAGGACG